GTGATGCTAGAAATGTAATCTCCGAGCGTTTGAGATACTATAGTAATTGTTTGCGGTACGTTCGTTTGTTCGTCCGTAATGGTAAGCGTATCAAAAGCACCCCGAGGGATAAAATTGAATGTTTGTTCGCTTGTAGACGTTGTTAATATGACCATACTATATTAACGTAAAAACTTTGTTTTTGTTTATAATAAAAAAGGGAAGCCGAAGCCTCCCTAATTTAAGAACAATTTAAAGATTAAGCAGTAACGATTGTCGCAGCACCGAAAGCAGTTTGTAAAGCAGCTTCTGTTGAAACGTCGATAAGGTTAGCCAATAGTTTTTCGTTGCCTACAAAGCTAAGGGTGTAGCCATTTAAATCGCCCATTGCCGTCCCGTTTGCAACAGCAGCAGTAGTCAACTCCATTCCATGCTCCAAACCAGCCAAGAAAAATTGGTTGTTTCGGTTTTTCACAATAATATGAGGACGACCGTAAGACAATAATTTAACAGATTTATGTGTTGTAGCATCTTGTTTTTTCAAGACAACTGAAAGGGTTTGTTCAGCAAAAGAAGTTCCATTCTCGCGAGAAGATGTGATATTCTGCTCGAAAGAGTTTGTTCCTTTTAGTTCGTATTTGTATAAAGACGTAACGTTTGCCACCGAGTCGATAACATCTGTATTTGTAACGTCGTATGTAACGTCCGTTGGATAGGCGTAATCTCCAAAGTTTATAAAGTAGATAGCGTCAATTCCTCCGACCGCATCTTTACAAACTTCCAATCGCCCATTTCCTAATTCACAAGCCATAATTTATTTGTTTTTAAAGTTATAAAAAAAGGGAAGGCATCTTACCTCCCCTTCGTTAATTCAATTTAAGCTAATTTTAGTTAGCAGCGTTTGTAATTCCGTATGTAACCAAGTCTTCAGCGAAGCCGTATTTAGCATCTGCTGTAAAACGCATAACTACACGTACATTTTGAGAACCATCAATGTCTCCCATATCCAAAACTTTAACTTCGTTCATGTCGTTCAACAATCCAGTAGCAAAATACAAGTTTGATTTTTGAGATAATAAAGCAGTACCGTTTGCAAGACCTTGCGCCAAGAATACTTTTACACCGTCGAAGTACAAGTCACCAAGAACTTGGTTTGTTCCTTTACCGTCGTAACCGTTAGAACCCAATCCAGAAGCACCAAATCCACCCAAAGCACGTACATACGCTCTGTAAATGTTGTTAGAAACATACAAAGTCAAATCTTCTTTTCCGTACAATGCAGCAGGACAAGCGTCAACGATTTTACCTAATTCAGCGATAACGTTTGCAGAAGTTACAGTCGTACCAGCAACCTCTTGAGCAGCAGGTAAAGAAGCGTCTGTCGTCAATTGTGTCATGATACCAGCGAACTCACCAGCAGTTGCGTTAACACCTGACCAGATTGAAGTTTCCATTCCAGCAGCAACCTTTTCAGCAGCGTGTGCGATTAAGAAATCAGCAAATGATTTAGGCAATACGTCAAACGCAGAGTAACCCATAGAAATTGCATCCCAATCGGATTTAAAATCTGATTTGCAAAGGCTCAAATTAACTTGAAACGATTCGGGTTGTAACACTCTCTCTGTCAATGTGATAGTAGAAGTCGGGTCAAAGTCGCAAGTTGCGTTTTTAATGATTCCGTCTGTACTTACTTTCTTAATTACTTGTTTGTATTTAACGTTCGGCATGATGGTAATACCACCGTTATCTAATGTTGGAGCAGAAAGTAAAGCTGCTGCGATGTACTTACCTGCTGACTCTCCAGCGTAAGTAGTTGTAATGCTAGTTGTTGTAGCCATAATTTAATTAATTTATTTGTTTTTAAATGTTGTTAATTTTTGATAAGATATTATCCATTGTCGAACGACCAGCTTTTGAAGATATTTTAAATCCTTCAATTGGTGTAGCGTTCTCTGGATTAAAAGAAATAGGCTTAACTTCTTCGGACAATTCAACGGGTGCAACTTCTTCTGTCGCTTCCTCGTTTGTTTGTGCTGAAAGTTTAGTCTTTAGTTCTTCGTTTTCTTTTTTCAATGCTTCAAATTCTTCTGCTGAAAAATGAGATTCTTTAACCGTTGATTCGATTACTTTTTTAGCGATTGGGTTTACTGATTTTTCAGCTTCCACTTCAACCTCTGTTTCTGTTTCCGCTTCCGCTTCTGGCTCAGCAACTTCCTCCTCTGTTGTCGCTTCTTTCACCTCGGATATAATACCTTCCTCAACTACTACAAGCATCATTCCGCTTTCAAGTTCATATTCACCAATCGGCAAAGGTATTCTCTGCTCATCTTCTGTAATGATAAAAACTTCGTTGTCAGCTTCAAACATTTCAGCTTCTAAAACTGTTACTCCGTCTACTAGTTTCATCATTTCAAGTTTAACCTCCATTCCTAGGAGCGTTCTAACTTTATTTAAAATCGATTTTTCTTTCATAATTTTATTTATATTATACTATTATAACGTAATAAATATTGTTTGTTTTGTTTTTAACCGTTTTGGCGTACTATCGTTCGTACTCCGCTATCTTCTGTCGTTGTAACAATTGGTGCGCTAACACTTGCCGTTTGACCTATACCTTGCGCTTGTAAACTGCCGTCACAACATTTATTTGAGTACTTGCCGTTCTTACATAGGCAACCTCGTTTACTTCCATCGGATGGACTTACTTTGCTTCTCGTTTTCATTTTAATAAATTTTTAAGTTGTTCAATTATTTCCTCTTTCTCTTTTTGTTCAATAGACATATCTAATTTGTCAGCAAAGAAACCCTCAATTGAAAAGCCTTTAACCTTTCCAAGTTTTACGTCGTTCCATACTTGGTCGTTATCAACTTTCATTGAAATCATCCACGTACCTTGTGGTAAACTAAAACCATACTTAACAGACTTGTCGTGTACACTATCTTCGATTAACCACGATTCAACAACCGTCATTCCTTCGATTGCTTTGGCGTGTTCTTGCGTTGCCTTGGATTGGTTTCCTTTTTTAAAGAAAAGTTCCATCGCTTGGCGTACCGTTTGCTCAGAAAAGAATATCTCGAACTCCTCCTTCGTCTTTTCGTTTACTCGGTATATTTTCTTGTTAGGAATCAAAGCTGCACCCATTAAGATACGCTTCTCGGTATCTATTTCTTTTAGTTCTATCTCGTGTTTTGAAAGTGCAATAAAGTTTTCCTCAATGGCTGGAGATTCTACAACGCTTACGGCATCAATTCCGCTCGAACCATCTCTCTCGTCAATTATTAATTCTATTAGCTTCATATTATCTTAACGTATTTATTATCCAATTGTCGCGTTTTGTATTCTATTTCTCTCTAAACTTTGCGCCGAAGTTACTGCCCCGCTAACCACATACGCTTGTGTTGGTTGTTGTTGAAGTTGGGCAAGTTGGTTAATACCAGAGTTGCCGACCACGTTAAATGATGGTGATTGTTGAGTTGATTGGGGAACACTTGCACCGCCACCACTTGCACCGCCACCACTTGCACCGCCACCGTTAAACTCTGTTGAAGCTATTTTTTTTACGTTTACCAATCCAGCCGTTATTGTAGCAGCCATCGCAACAAAATTAAACGGTGGCGGAGCAGAAGCCAACGCAGCATTTGCAGCTTTATAGGTGTCAAGTACCGCCGTAGCTATATTAACCGCTTTTTGAATTTTAAACGCTTTCTTTTGTTGCGCTTCGCTTTTACCAGCGAATAATTCTGTAAGGTCGCTAATTATAGAAAGCCCATTTGCTACGCCTTGTATTTGAATTTCTTTTTTCTTTTTTGCTTTTGCTTCTTCGTCGGCAATTTCTTTATCGGCGTATTTTTTATTAATAGCGGCAATTTCTTCTTTTTGTTTTTCTGTTAATTGTTTTTCAAGTTCCGCGTTGCCGTTTGCGATTAAAAATTTAGCATCATAACTTTCGATTAAGGCAGCGATTTCTTTTTCTTTTTCAAAACCAGCTCTATCATTTCTTAATTCTTCCGAAAGTTTAAATTGAGCATCTTCTACGGCTATTCTTTTAGCG